ATGTAAACGCATTAACTGTGTTAGCACTGTTACACTAGTGACTTGCTTACCATTTAGGATAGCAAGCGCTGCAGTCTTCATTTGATTATACAATCTTACCTGATCTGGTGTCAAAGAAACATAACGTTTAATGTAGATTTTATCAGGTAAATCTAAACAGTCTTCTTTTAACACGCGATAAGAAAAGTTTTTTAATTTATCAGATAGTTCCCCTATATTTTTAAAATGATTAACCACTTGTATTGACCTCCCTCTTGCATGTATTGTTTTCATTTCTGCATATCTATTTCTAAAAGCATAAAAAGATTGAAAGTTTAATAACCACGGACTTAAAAATTCACACTGTGAGTATAAATCTAGTGGGTTTTTAGTAACAGGTGAACCCGTCATTATTCTTCTATACTTCGCCATACTGGACAGCTCTAATATATTTTTAGTTCTTTTAGCAGATGAGTTTTTTATAGTCGTAGACTCATCTATTGCCATCATACTAGAGTGACTATTTAAAAAAGATGAAGCAAATTTTTTACCTTTCAAAGTGCTAAGTGCTTCTACGTTCATAACTAAAATATGAAGTTTGTTGTCTGTACCAAACAATTCATCTAAACTTTCTTGTTGTTTTTTAGTTATCAGAGGCTGCCATAATACGGTCACATTCTCTATATGGTCAGGTAAATGTGTTGGCAGTTCTTGTTTATACCAAGTTCCAACAACACCTTTTGGTGCAATAATTAAAGCACCATCTACTTTACCTTTATCGTAAAGCATTGCTAAATTATCTATCAACACTTTTGTTTTACCCGTACCCATTTCCATAAAATAGGCAAAGGTTTCTTTATTCCATGACTTTTCTAATGCAGTCAATTGATGTGCATATGGTTTAGTTTTAAATTTATAATTCATAACTTTATACTTTCTTAGTTGACATATAATATAGGATGAACTATATGTCAATACATGAAAGAAAGTATAGTGTACGTGATACAGGAAATACCAGGAACGAAAGAAGGAAATCCTAGAATAAATATTATGGGTGCATCTCAATATGGTACGTTTAAATTTTTGTTACCAGAGCTCTCACAAATAATATTTTCTCCAGGTCCTTTAGTTTTTAAGTTAAGAAAACTTTTAAAAAATTTTAAGAGTGATGATTACTTACTACTTACAGGCGATCCTGCTATAATAGGTGTTGCATGCTCTATAGTTTCTGATATTACAAATGGAAAATATAAATTGTTAAAATGGGATAAACAAGAAAGAAAATATTATCCTATAGAAATTAATCTATACGAGAAAGGAGAAATAGATGACAATTGATTTTGAAAAAGATCAACAAGATGCAATGAAGAGGACTGATGGTCTTCAATCACTTGCAGATCAAGTTGAGAAGTTAGAGTCTTTACAAAAGAGACAAGAACTTCAAGAAGAGAACCTAAAGAATACAAAGACTGAAATACAAAAAGTCTCTGGTGATATCATACCAACTATGATGTCTGAAATGGGTTTATCAGAATTAAAACTTCAAGATGGATCACATCTTAAAGTTTCAACGTCGTACCGTGCAACAATAACGGAAGCTAATAAGGCAACGGCGTTTAACTGGCTTCGTGATAATGGACTAGGCGATATTATAAAAAACGAGATTATGGTATCCTTTGGTCGTAACGAAGATAACAAGGCAGCATCATATGCTGAACTTGCGAAGAGTCAAGGGTTTCAACCGACACAAAAGATGAAGGTGGAGCCCATGACTCTGAAAGCGTTAGTCCGTGAGCGTATTGAGGCAGGTAAAGAAATGCCAACGG